GTTCAGCATTAGACCCAAGCGGGTAAGTCCGTCACGGCTCATCGACTACAGTTGCCCGCGTCGCACGAGGTCATCGCTGACCTCGGCGTGCTCCAGGCTCCTGCACTCGCGGATGATCTTTGGCGCGAAGGCGTCGGTCTCGGCGACGTGCTCGACGGGGCAGATCATAACCACGACGCTGCCGTCCTCGGCGCGCGCACGACGAAGTAGTGCACCTGCGAGGCTGTCATGGCTTCCTCGGTATTTGCGGCCAGAGGTATTGCGCAAGCTTGTCGCGCTTCGGCGCTGCCGGCTTCTTGCGCACCGGCTTGCGCGCTTTCTGCTTCGGCTTGGGCTTGTTCGCCATCCTCCTGCCTTACACCCGCCGCCCATCAGCACGATCCGCCGCACCGGTTGGCTGGACACGCCGTCGATGCCGGTCAGCAGCTCGGCCCTCCCTGCCCTGCCCCCGCAGCCATCATGACGCATCCGGCTCAACAGCACGCGCGGGATCATGCTGCGCTGTCGCTCTGACAGGTGCACCTCGTTGTGCATCACCGGCTTGCCGCAGCGGTCGCATTTGATGCGAAGGAACCATGAGGAAGGCCCGCATCAGCCGCTGCATCGCTTTCTGGGCAGTCGGCAGGGGTTCGGTGCCGTAACTCCGCCAGTGGCGGGGTGGTGGGGTGTGGAAGCCGCTCGCGTCCGATGCTTCTCGGAGATCCGGCGTACCATGTCGCGCCATAGCACGATGGCAGCCTCGCCCCACGTCCAGTGCTCCTCCGATGTCAGCGGCACATCGACGCTCATGCCGACGCTCGCCGTCCGGCTGCTGCGAGGACTTTCTTCACCCCCTGGTGGGAGAGCGCGTGACCGCCCTCGTTCATCCGTTCAGCGATCGCACGCAGCGCCAAACCCTGGGCACGCATCCGCTGCATGCGCCGGATCGCCGCCTGCTGCTCCGGAACCTCTACTAGCGCACCTTCCTCGCCGACACGCCAGCCGAACGGCAGCTTGCCGCCTAGGTAGCGACCGCGCTGACGCTGGTCGCGCTTGACCTCGGTGATCCGCTCGCGGGTGCGGTCGCGCTCAGCCTCGGCGACCGCTGAAAGGATGGTGAACACCAACTTGGAGACCCCGTTGCCGGTCGTGTCGCCGCCGAGGTCGATCATGTGCAACGCGACACCGCCCTGCTTCAGCTTGCCCAACACGTCCAGCGCATCGAGCGCGGAGCGGAACATGCGGTCGAGCTTCGGCGTGATGACAACATCGCCGGGCTGCAGGACGGCGAGAAGCCTGCTGCCTTCTGGGCGCTCAGCCAGTGGCTTCGAGCCGGAGACCCCGCGCTCGACGAACACCTTGTCGAGGCTGAGGCCGTTCATGGTGGCGTAGCCGCCCAGCTGGCGCTGCTGCACGTCGAGGCTCTCGCCCTCGTCGGCCTGCGCGACGGTGGAGACCCGACAGTAGCCGTAGACCTTGCCAGCATTGGTCGCTGACGCGGCAGCCAGGGCGGCCTTCTCGCGCCGTGACGGCAGGTTCAGGTGCTGGTCGAGGCGGCGCTTTCTGGTCATCTGGGCGGCTCTGTAAACTCGTCAACTTGTAACTATGAGAGTATCCTTTGTCAACTCTCTAAAACAAGGTTACAAAGCAGGCTCAGACACCGCCGCAAATGGGCGTGTGTTGGCGTGGAGAAACACGCGTCATGCGCGATCTCAGGCGGGGTTGGTTGGCTGGTGCTGTGCCCCCGTGGCGTCTACCGGCAGCTCGGGCCATCCGTGATGTCAGGTCGCACAGCCGTCCCCGGTGCGGGGCGGCGAGGCTTCGCACCCATCCCAGCGAAAGCTACCTCTTTGTCCTCCTTGGCTTGCCCTTCTTGGCAGCGGAAATGTTGGCGCGGTGCTCGGCACTAAACTTCCGACCGGTTAAGGCTTGGCTCATCTTCGCCCTTGTTTCCGCACTGCGTTTGCGCCCTTTGCGTGCGACAGACATCTTTGCCCGTGCTTCGGGACTGGGGCCGTCAGGATAGTCTTGTCTGCGCTTAACCCATGCTGCGACCAGAATGGCCCTTGTCTCCGGCGTGGCCTTTCTCCCCGTGGCCTTGGCGGCGATCTTGGCCTTGGTTGCCTCCGATGTAATCCGGCCCATGCCAGCAGCGGCGATCTTAGCTCGGTGTTCGGGGCTGAGTGAGGTATTCACCTTCCCCTCTGCACGCCGCCGATCCCAGGCCGCTCTCATCCTGGCTTTGGTTTCCTCGCTCCGCTTCTGGCCTGTGCGTGCGGTGGACATCTTCGCACGCGTCTCATCACTAGCTTTCCGCCCGCGCTGACCGACGGTGGACCATGCGCGGTGCGCGGGTGACGGGCCTTTGGCAAGCCTTGTCGCTGTTGCCTTGGCGATGGACAGCGGATTGCGTTTTTTGCCGCGCCGCGAGTCGCCAATGCGTTGGCGCTGTTCCAGGGTTCGCTTGGACCCGAGGTTCGCTTCTAGCGCCCGCTGGCGCATCTCTGGAGAGATGCCGCGCGCGATGGCGAACGCCCTCATCTTCGCACGTGTTTCCTCAGCGGGTTCGAAAACGCCTTCCCCTCCGCTTGTGAGATTGTATCCTTTGGGGGACAGCGTGCCGTATTGGACGATGAGCAGCCTCTCGACCGCCAAGATGTCTGCCAAGGTGCGTGCTGATGCGATCTGCCCGACCTCGAAAGCCGTCGCGCCATACTTTCTGATCGCCTTATGCAGCAGGTAGTGTGAGTCGTAGGCAGCTTCGTAGCAATGCTCTCTCCAGCGCTTTTCGACCGTCTTTCCATTGGTACCAATGACGCCGATGTATTGCTTCCCATTGCGGCGGTTGGTGACGAGGTAGGCGCGAAAGACGTGTGGCGCATCGGTCGGCTGCGCCGATCTGTCAAACGGCATCTCTCGATTTCCCCCTGGGCGGCGCTTTAGCGGTTCGACATCAGGCCCAGCACGCAGCCGCGAAGCTTGTCGTAGCTCCGGCCAACACCAGCTTCGCCGCTGAGGCCGGTTTCGTCGGCTCGCTCAGTGCAGATTTGCTGGATATTCTGAGGCACTCGGGACCAGAGATTGCGAAGGAAGTCGTAAGCTTCCTGCTCCCAATTCAGGCAGCCACTTATGAACATTTGGTCATTCGCGCGCATCAACTGGACCAGTTGAGGCGTCGAATGGGGGATTGATGGAGTCGTGTATCGGCGTTCGCAATAAGCGCGGGTATTAAATTGTGGCACGGGAATGTAATCGGTCTGCCTTGGGGCGGGGGGTGAGGGTCGTCGGACGGCACCGTCCAAGGATCCTTCGGCAGCCCCCCTGCGAGGCTGCTCCGGTTCTAGCCAATGATATCTAATGATCCCCGCCTCGATTGTCCCGACCACCAAGCCCAGAGCAAGACAGCCAGCTGTGATAAGTGCAGTTTTCTTCATGCAATTCATTCTATTCGCAGGACCACAGAGTTCTCCGCCAGTTCGGCGTGGTGACCATTCGTGGGTTATCCGCAAAAGGCTGCCATGTCGGTTAATCCCTGCTTTGCATCTTCGGTATCGACCGCGTGCATACCGGTCCGCTCACGGCGATTGCTCCGTAACTCGTTCGCCGCCCGCCATTATGAACGGCGTCGATAGGCATAATGCACACGGTGAATAACCGCTGCGGTGGCTTTTCGCACATGAGTCCCCACACAACACAGCGGTGAGATGCGACCCCAGTCGATCAGTCCCCGACATACCGGAGGTTCAAAACCTGTGTTCGTTTGGATGAAATAACCAAGAACCTCCAAGAGATCGTCCGCACCGAGAGCGGCAAGGCATCGATTGGCATGATGGATCTCTCCGCCCCTGCGATGAGCGGGCGCATCGAGACAGCAATCAGGACCGACCCTGAGTGCGGGGAAATCTCCAAGAGGCTGTCCCCAGTGGAGGCTGCCATCGTATCGGTCGGTAGGACCGGGATGTCCCTTCAGAAACTAGGCTCAACCTCGGAGTCCCGTCTCTGCGGCCACAGCCTTCGGATCGCGCGAGCGCCGCTGACAGACCCTGGTGGCGTTCATTGCGACTCCCATTGCGGTTGGATGGGAACGTGCCGATCCTGGGTATGCACGTGGTCGATACGGAACATGCACAGCCGTGACTAACCTGTAGGGCAACCTCGGGAGCACATACAGACCGCTTGCGGCGCTGCTGCCCGGTGCCCGTGCCGAGCGGCGCTGCGGAGCCTTCTGGGAGGTCCTCCCGTGTTCGATTGGTTTGTTTTGGTAGCTGCGCTGGCCGTAGGCCTGCTGACGGTTTGGAACCTGCTGAATGTGGTGACTTGAGGCGCCCCTAGATGCCGACCAACATCCGGTAGCCACCGTGAGCATCACCTCGCGCAAACTGCACGAGATCGAGGCCGAGACGAAGTTTTTCAAGCTCGACCGTCTTCTCCCCCTATTCTTCTCCGTCGCGTTCGCCGTCCTCGTGATGGTGTCCGTGGTGTCAGCCATCGCACCGACCTTCACCGGTTTCTCTCAGGCGCTTCAGCACATAGCGGCACTCACCCGCTGATCCGTGCCAGAGGGGGTCGAAGGGCGTCGCAGCAAGCCGACCACTCGTATGCATGGGGTCGATACTGATCATGCAAAGCGGTGACTAACCGCTGACTGCGCTCCCTAGCTATATGGAGCGGCAAAATGGAAGCCGCCCCGTGTCAAAACATCGTCTCGCTCTGGCCGCGATAGCCCTGCTTGTCTCAGCCGCCGCTCTGGCCATGGCTCCGCACTGGGGTTCCTATGAC